TCCCTGCTTGGTAAGCCGCATACCCTTTGTTGAGCATTGATTGATTGGGCAAGCCAGCGTCAATTGTGTAGTAGTGATACTTCTTTAACGCTTCTTGCATCTGTTTCAATACTTCAATCATTTATTTAACTCCCTGTACGCCTTAATGGCGTCTTTCAATTCGTTCTGCAATTGTTCAATGCGTTCTTGTTGCTCTTGCATCTTGGCGTAGGCTTCTTTGGCAAACTTGGCCAAGTTAGCTTGGCTCCACAAATCAAAGTTCGGCATTTCGTTTCTCCTTGATACTTTGCGACAACATTTGGCGCAACCACTTGGCACCACCTAAACGCTTCCACTCTGCATGGTGCGCCGGTATCAACCGCACACCTACATATTTGTCCACGCCAGTCAATTCACTCTTGGGTCTTGGCATTTGTGCTCATCTCCGGCTGATTTGGTTAGAAAAATAAGGTAGCAATTACTGCATCGCCAGACAAGACCTTCTTGCATGACCGTCCTACCGCGCTCGCGTCGTTTGCCGAAAAATGTTCTGATTGCTTCAATCATGCTTCCTCGCTTTCAGCATTGCGTCTGCTATTGCGTAAGCCTGTGTTGGTATCTCTGAAAATAAACTATCATTGTCAATTAACGCCTGCATAGCCTTGGCAGCCATGTAGTCACGAAGGGTCATTCCACTGTGACCATTGCTTCTCAAATTGCCAAACGTTACTTCGTTACCACTTGGAAATGCTGGTGAGTTGTTCATATTCAGTACCTGTATTTAGGAGCACACGTCACGTCAGCCACGACGTCAGCGGTGTAGTTGTTGATCTTGCGTTTGCCAAACACCATCACCGCGCGTAGGCCAGAGCTTTCACACTCTTGCACGGCCAAGATGACTTCGTTGCGGCTCATGGCTTGGATGTTCTTGTCCAGCACCATCTTCTGCTCGGCGGTGCCGTTGCTGTCGAACATGGGGGCGCTGCCCGCGCAGCCGCTCATCAATAAAAGTAAAAGGTACTTCATGGTTGTTTTGCCTCATGTAAAAGTTCAATACGTTCACGCGACGCTCTGAGCGTGGTGTAGCGTTGGTGCAGTCGCTCCAGCACCACCACACGCTTGGCGTTCGCGCGCTCATGGGTCAGCATCTCCAACACCTTGGCTTCGTCAAAAGTCTTGAGTTCTTCATTTAATTTTCGCCATGTGAGTTGCAATTTTGTCCTCCAGTTTTTTAGTTAACGCCATGCTCTTGCTCAACTTACGCCAAGCAGCGTTATGGTCGCGCCGATAAATTTTTTGAATAGACTTCTCAGCCTTAAGCTGGGTCTTCCAATTGTTCAAACGTACACTCATTTCAACTCCTCCATTGCAATATCCGATATGGCGCGCTTGTCGTGTAGCGCACCCCAAATTTTTTCATCTATGGTTTTGTTTGTGAGCATGACGTAGCACCAGACGTCGTGCTTTTGTCCTGATCTGTGCAGACGCCCAACGGTCTGTTCGTACAGTTCCAACGACCAAGGCAAGGACAGGAAAATGATTTTGCACCCGCCAAATTGAAGGTTGAGTCCGTGACCCGCCGATTTCGGATGCACCAGTAAGAGCTCAATTTTTCCTTCGTTCCAACGTTGAATGGCGCTCTTGTCGTCAAGGGTTTGGGCGTGGGGGTAACGACGCTTAAGCTCTGCCAACTCCTCTTGATACGTGTAAGCAATGATCGTATTGGCTCTTTGATTTTCATTTATCAACTCCTCAAGCCGGTCAAATTTGTGCGAGCTAAACCACACTGGCGTCTGTGTGACGATGAACTTGCCTGGCACGTCAGAAGCCGTCTTGCGTGTGTCGTACACAAACCCGCTGGCCATCTGTTGCAACTTGCCGGTGACGACACCCGCGTTGATGGCCGTGATGCCCAGCGCCTGAAAGTCAGCCTTCATCTTCTCGTAGGGCTTGCGGTCGTCCAGATCGCACCGCACTTCAATCACATGTAACGGCGGCAGTTTGTCAGCATATTCGCCAGCATCCAACACATAGGTGGCCGGTTTGAGGCGCGCCATGACGTTCGCCAGCGCGCCAACACGTGGTGCCCACTCGCCAAACTCTTTGTTGATCAACACAAAATACTGTTGCATGAACGCGCCTTTGGATCGGCCAAGCAACGACTGATCAACGATCTTGCATTGGCCAAACACATCTTCCAAACCGTTGCTGGTGAACGAGCCGGTCAAGCCCCAGCGCACGACCATAGGGTCGATGATCTTTAGCAACGATTTGAAACGTGTGCCGGACGGGTTCTTCAAGCGCGTCAATTCATCAAACACAATCGCGTCGAAGTCCAGCGCCTGCTCGGCCAGCCATTGGATGTTGTCGTAGTTGCTCACCACGATCTGCGCCTTGGATCGCAGTGCTGCGGCGCGTTCCTTGGGTGTACCCACGGCCACGGCCAAGGGTGTGTGGGGTGCCCACTTGGGTTGCTCGATTGGCCACACGTCGGTGCAGACGCGCTTGGGTGCCAGAACGAGGAACCGCTTGACCACACCGTTGGCCAGCAGGTCTTGCATGGCCGTCAGCGTGATGGCTGTCTTGCCAGCGCCAACAGGTGCCAAGATCATGGCTCGGTCGCGCTCGTAGAGGAAGTCAGCCGCCTCATCTTGGTAGGGTCTTAACTCCATTGTGCTGCCATCGCGTCAGCGATGCCTTGGTATGTTTCGCTGCGAATCTTCCAACGGTCTTTAGATGGCGGCAGTTTGTTTTGCCCACTGGCGGTTTGGTTTCCCCGACGTGTTTTGGCATCGCCTGGCAACATGTTGGTCGGCGTGAGTAGCGGCAAGTTCTTCAGCCACAGGCAAGTCTTTTTGCTCGCGTCGTGGCCAAACCACCACGGCTGAATAATTTGGTCAGGCTTGCAAATACGGCTACTGATGATGCTGATCGGGTTCTCAACAGCAATGCGCTCAATAGGCGCGTCCATCAGACGTTGCACAAACGCTAGCGCATCTTCTGTCAATTGCGGATCACGCAAGCCCCGCGTCGTCCAGTGCATACCAGACACAGACAGGTAAGTGCAAGGTGGGTGGGCAATCATCAAATCCCAACCGTCGTTGATGATGTCAAACACATCACCTTGATAGTGTGGCCCTGTTGCATCAGTAGGCAGTAAGTCGCACGACATCGCGTCGTGCCCCCGCGCAATAAACGCGTCCCGAACACGACCACTATACTCACACGCCACCAACACTTTTAATCCACTCATCGACTTGCTCCGTTGTCCATAAACATGCGTAGTTCTGTTTCAGCAGCGTCATGTCCGACATGAACATCTTCTGCAACGCTGACAGCCTGCCACCCTTGGTCTTCAACTCCACAAACCATGTGCTGCCGTCGGGCAAACACGCAATTCTGTCTGCTACACCTTTGCGCCCAGGTGACGTGAACTTGTACGTCTTGCCACCGATGCGCTCAACTGCCCAGACGAAATGATTTTCAACTATTTTTTCTTTCATGTCAAAAAGTTTAGCACAGTTTTATTTTCTGTGCTATAGTTCAGTCTCATTCAATTACAGGAGAGTTCAGTGGATCACAGTAAGATAGTCGGCGGCTCAACCGCCAAGCGCGTTATGAACTGCCCAGGCTCAGTGGCCTTGGTGCAGAAGATGCCACCCCAGCCCAGCAACAAGTACGCCGACGAAGGTACGCTGTTGCACAACGTCATTGCTGAAATAGTGATGTCAGACAAACACCCCGAAGAATTCCTTGGCACCACCTACAACGAGCAGGTGCTGACGCTGGACTTGATCGACAATAAGCTGTTGCCTGCATTGGCGGCGCTTGATGTAATCGACCCTAACAAGGAGATGGAAATTGAAGCTGAAACTCGCGTTGGTTTTGGTGACTTGTTGCCTGGTGTTTTTGGGAGCACTGACCTCATTGGGCGCATTGGTAAGCGCGCTGTCGTACTGGATTGGAAATTCGGTGACGGCGTGGCTGTTGAGGTAGAAGAAAACCCACAGTTGATGTTCTACGCCGCTGCGGCCATGCGTACCGAAGAAGCCAAGTGGGCGTTTGTTGACGTGGAAGAAATCGAGATGGTGATCGTGCAGCCACCACAGGTCAAGCGTTGGGTGACCACACCTGCCCGCATTGCCCAGTTTGAAAAAGATTTGGTCAAGGCAGTCAAGCTGGCGCAGCAGCCAAACGCCGAACTCAAGATCGGCGACCACTGCCGTTGGTGCGCGGCCAAGCCGATCTGCCCACAGATGACCGGCGCTGTTGACCGTGCGCTGAAGACGCAAGTCGAAGCCATCGACGTGCAGACGTTGGGCGCGTACTTGGCCAACGCCGACATACTGGAAGATTGGATCAAAGACCTTCGTGCGCTGGCGCATCAAATCTTGGACAGCGGCGCACCAGTGCCTGGGTATAAACTGGTGGCCAAGCGTGGCACACGTCAGTGGATAGATGAAGCGAAAGCTCATGTAGAGTTACGCAAATTGGGCATTGATCCCCACAAAGAACCTGAGTTGGTTTCTCCAGCGCAAGCGGAGAAGGAACTCAAAAAGCGCAAGATGACATTGCCCGACGATCTTGTCGTGTCAGTGTCATCAGGCACAACATTGGCAGCGGAGAGCGATCCCCGTCCGGCAGTGTTGCAAATAAGCTCTCACTTGCGTGGAGCTTTTTTTAAACTTCAATAAGGAAAATCATGTCCAATTTAGTAGCGTTCTCTCAAGCGGGCTTGCCCGCAGTCTCCACCCTGTCAACCGCACTGCGTTCGATCCAAGCAGACGTTGGCCCAG